CCTTGGGTGATGACTCTCTGCATACGAGTGTCCATGTCAAGCACATTACGGCTGCGGCTTGTGACACCTTCCATGTTCTCAGCGTGGAAAAAATCGCCTAACTGCATGATCACACACCGCTTAGAAGGCGGTGCCATGTTGACTAGGTAGCCGATAGAGGCTGTCAGAGCTGTGATGGCCTTCTCTGTGTCGTAGTCGTCTCCTACCTCGTCGCCCCAAGCGTACATGCCGATGTGCATGTCAGTGATAGGGATGACTGTCATCAGGTTGTCGCCCGCATCCTTTCTTAGCTTAGGCTGAACAGGTTTAATGTCGCTAACAAGTGCGTTAATAGCCTCTCTGGCTACATCCAACTGCTGTTGCTTATCTAGCGATGTTTTGACCCACTCCAGTTTAGGCTCGCCAGTTTGGGCGTCAAGTAGAGTCGATTTACCCTTGACAATGTGGCCTTCTGGAACCTCAAAACCTCCAGAGTAAGCATCTGGATCACTCTCTTGGTTTCTGATTCTAGCAAGTCTACGCTCCAGTGTCCGTAAGTTAATCCCAAGGTGGATAGCAGCAGCCCTCTGACTGCCCATCTCTTCCACCGCTGCTATGATCTGATTGTCTGTATACTGTTTCATTTCATTCTACCCAACTGCTAGGGACTTGTTCTCCAACGTGGTAAGTAAAGTTGTTACGTTCGCACCAATCTGAGTATCTCTGCACTTTCTTCCTTGTCAACCAGTTGTCGGCTTGAAACAACATCCTAATGTCAAGGTCAGGATTGCTGCGTCTGACAGCCAACATCTTAGTTCTCATCTCCCCTGTAAACTTCCCTTTGATCTCAATGACAATACCGTTTTCAAGTACAATATCAGGTGTATAAGTTCGTTCTTTAAGAATAACATTGTGGCCGCAGTTGGCGCAATACGCTGGTTTAACCTCTGTTGTGTAGTGAATTTGGTATGGTTCGTAACTAAATTTGATACGTCTGTTACGCAAATTGTTACAAACTCGTTCCTCTAGCTTGCTTCTGTATTTAGGTTTACTTGTTGGTCGGGCCATAACTCTTTTCCAAGTCTTTCTGCGCCCAGAATGGATAGAAGAACGGGTCTTTTTTGAGAAGGTCTAGGTCTTTTTGCATCTTGGCAATGCGACGTTTCAACTTCTCGTTTTCTTCTCTAGCCCGTTCTAGTTCACAAGTCATCATAGTCAAAGTCTCCGGCATCATAATCTGTAAAATCCGTAGCCGAGCGCCTCTGATAGATTTCCATTTTGATTGCAAAGGCGAGGTCTTCGAGAATCTTCTCTTCAATCTCTTCGTCAGACTTGTACTCATCTGCAATCTCCTCGATCTGATCAAGCAATACTGTTGACATCTTCTCTGCCCTCCTTTCCTATCTCTAGTAGTTTCATAGTGTCTTCAAAGTATCCCATAATCTCTGAAGGCTTCATTTTCTCTGACAGTAACATTCTGTAGACTTCCTCGCAAGTGTCGTAGTATTCTGCGTGGTCTAGGCAACCGATAAGGTAAGCCTCTGCTCTTTTTGGCCCTACTCCGGGAATACCTTTGACGCCATCTCCGGGGTCTCCAGCAAGAACCTGAACCCAATAGAAGTGCATAGCCTCTTCCTCGGTTACAAAGTAAATCTTGCCGTCTTTATTATGTGTTGGCCACCTGTAGTGCCACCCCGGAATCGTGTCGAGGTCTTTGTCTATTGAGCAGATTATGCACTCGTCCTCTTTCTCCTCTTTCCAGTAGTCCAAGGCAATCTGCCCTACCTCGTCATCTGCCTCAAAGCCTTCTTCTGCGTACTCAGCACCAAACTCTTCGACCATGATACGTTTAGCATCATTAAGCATTGGTGGTCGGTAACTATCCTTTCGGTTGGATTTGTAGTCTGATGAGATTTTCTTCCTAAAACTCTTGTTGCCAGTGAGGAACATCCTGTAGTCGTAGAACTCAACATCTTCCTCAATGTTCTGCAAGAAGTGAGACACGGCTTGCACTAGGTCTGTTTCATCATAGTGAACATCAGGCTCTTCCTGAATCTGTCTGTCCATCTTGGCTGTGATTGCAAAAGCAATGCTATCGGCGTCGATTATCGCTAAGTTCATCTTCAAAATCCTCTAGTGCTTGTGATAGCAACTCCTGCTTTTGTCTCCTTCTAGATGCGAGATTATTGTGAACAGCGCCTTTCCTCATCCACCTATCATCTTCTCGCATCCAATCGGGTTGCTTGCGTTTAGTCTTACTCATCTCCGTTACCAATCGCTGCTGCCAAATCCTTTTTCGCCTCTGATCGTCTCGCCTAAGCTATTCACTTCTTCTAGTGTAGCAAAATGCACGTCGTGGACTATCATCTGTGCGACCTTCTGGCCTTTTTCAATCTTGACTCGACCTGATGTCAATTTGGTCAGACCAATTACGATCTCTCCTCGAAAGTCGTTGTCAATAACACCGCCGACAATATCAATGCCGTGCTTGAAAGCAAGACCAGAGCGAGGCTTGATAAGTCCTACGCTGGTTCCGGGCAAAGTCAAGGCAATACCTGTATTCACTTTTGTGACCTGCCCGTGCCGTACCTCAGCATCGTGTGTTGCATACAAGTCCATCCCAGCAGAGCCGGGAGTGGCTACACTAGGCTCAATGGCCTCGTCGTTTAGCTTTGTGTACTTAATCTTCATAATCTGTCCTCTTGGTTGGCGCCCCGAGCAGGATTCGAACCTGCAACCTACGGCTTAGAAGGCCGTTGCTCTATCCGGTTGAGCTACCGGGGCTGTTACTGATCAGAATGGCACGTCGTCGTTAAAGTCTTCTTCAACTGACGCAGCTTCCTGCTGCTTCTCTAGGTTGGCCTCCTTCTCATAGTCATCAGTCTTGCCTGTCTTGGCGTAAGGAAGAAACCACTCGTTAGCGATTCGTAGCACCTCTTCTGCTGCATCATCAACATTAGCCTTGCTGGTCAGAGTGGCTGCTACAATGCTTGCAGCGTAGCCCATGGCTGACTGCCGCATGATGGCATCCTGACGATCATCTACGCCAGAACCACTATTACGAACAGGGCCAGCACTAGAGCCACCCCCAGCAGGGCGTACACCACTGCTTCCTCCATTTCCTGCCTCCTTCAAGGTAATATCACTTGCACGAATATTGTGGTATACACGATCACCACGCTCTACACTGTTTGAAACAGCTTCAATGTAGTCGCCCTCTGCAAGCTGGTGCCAACCAGCACCCTGTTTGATGTTTGCTGCGGGCTTCTTTTTCTTACCAAGACCGTACCACTGCCCATCAATATTGATGTTGATAGCGTACTGGTTACCGTACTGATCGGCTTCACCAAAATCCTTGACAAAAATCTTGTCAATCTTACCTTCTACAATCTGTTTACTCATAGTTCAAATACTCCTCAATGTGACTAGCGGAAAGTTCATCAAATGCCTTTTCTGCTTTCCTTGGGTCGATAACATAACCGCACCCATTAAGCATTGACACAACCTCCATCAAAACCTCTTTCCAATCAGAGGGTTGAAGCGTTTTCTTAATAAAAGTATTGGTATCCCTGTCGTCAATCTCAATCCTCATCTTGCCATCGTCAATATCATCAAATGGGAACTCTCTCATGTCATCACCTCAGTGTGTGTCTGCCCAAGTCTCACCAGCCTGCACTTCACCTGCAAGCGGGCATCGTAGTTTTAGAAAGCGCGTTGCTTCTTCAAATGCTTCACCTACACTATTAGTATAACTCACTATGTCGTCGATTGCAACCTCTGCTTGCACCTCATCGTGTATGTTGCCTACAAATGTAACATCTAGTCCTTTGTCCTTTACCTTCTTGTCTAGGATGCAAAGAACAACCTTCATGGCTATGCCCCCACCTGACTGGAACAGATAGTTCAGTGCCTTGTGTTTCATTATCTGTCCCTTGTCATCTTGGCGCATCCAAATCTTACGGCCATCAAGTCCAATCAGGTATCCTCTGGACGCTGCTCTCTCGACGTTTGGTTTAAGCGTTGATATGCCCGGAAACACCGATTCCACCGCCTTAATGATGTTGTCTCCATCGGCCTGTGAAAGATTAAGAATTGACGCAACCTTGCGAGCAGAAGCACCGTAGACAGTGCTATAGACACAAGACTTTGC